TGGTGATTCAGTCATCAGCGAATCGAATTTGGATTCGGAACTCATATGTAACTGTCATGCTAGCTTACGCTACATACCATGATACCTCAGCTTACTTTGAACCAATTATAAATACTATTATGATTGCGTTCGTTTCCGCGAGGCCACTCGTATGACATATGGGGATATCGTCTTGATATTAAGACTTTCGAACGAGATTGCATTTCTCGGGTACTAGGCCTATTACGGCACTTCACCTTATGCTTAACTCTTCGAAACTATGAAGTCTCAAGATCACGTATTCCTATTAATTCCTATTCCAAACCGATAACGAAATCGACACTTTAAGAGACTTAATCTATCTTTTAGCGTCAAATCGATATCGTTTCAATCTACTACTGAACCTGTCAGTGGATTATCTTCCCTAGGTTGGTTAGACCTACAAATCTAAATTGTAGCTAGACTTGCCTATCTGTTGTGTGTTCCAAACACATCATTGTACTCTCATCCCCAGCGAACTCGTATGTTTCAACTTCCTCGCTGACCAAGGATTTATATTGTATACTGTTATATATATTTTCTTCATTGCTTAATTCAACTGTACTACAGTCCACTTTAGGATCCGGACAAATCCATAAATCATATCTTATGTTAATAATATTTATGAGTTTGCTCGGCTGACTTTTGTCTGCTAACCTACGGGGAAATGGTAGAAAGATTGGTTTCTCTTCAGAAGCGAAACCAGTATTATTCAACATAAAGATATCTTTCTCGACCATTGCCTCCCCTTCACGCGGAATATAAGGACTTTTTCTCCACTTTAAGGAGCTGTAGTAATGTGATTTCTCAACAGCAATGTTCCCTAGACCTCCCTTCGTTACATAACCGAATGAAGGACATTTTCCTTCACCAGTAGCCTTCTTAATGGCACTGATGACGCAACGTTGATAACTATTAACGTGCACATATGGCTCAACTTCAGGATGTAAATCAAATCCTAAGCCGCCTAACTTATCCGATATAAACCAATTAGTCTCGGATCCTGGAAACATTTCTTTATTATAGTGAACAAACCTATGGTGAGCTCTAAGTTTATTCTGAGCACCTTGCATTACGCTGTTGTAATTATCCCTTAAGCACTTTATCTGCCCCATCTTTGATTGACCGACTTTAGATTGACCTGTTAACAAGCCAACATTGAAGTAGAACAATTCTTTAACACGATCATGCTGAACATCAAATAATTGACTGTTCATGGTACAATACCTACGATGTCTATAATTCTTTCCAATAGACAGGGTAAAGCCAGCATTTCGTATAGAATTTAACCACCTCTCATGTAGAAGATCGTTTGTTTTAAACAAAATATCATCTCCATTACATAACATTGGTAAATCGTCAAATTTCAACTTCTCGACCTTTTTGCAATGCTCTCTATGTTCGAGAGCATCCTCCAAAGCAATCCAGTATGATACTGCATTTACGATGCAGAGTATAGGAAAACTGAGTGTACTACCCATGAGCTGACCATTTCTTTGCTTGAAATTGTCAATACCTGTTTCAGGTGGATAATTAATTATCTGCTCATAGATTACACGTCGAAGTATATCCCCACATTCATCCTGGAAATGACGCGTCTTCTTCAGAAAGGCCTCCATCACAATCTTTGTGAGTGTAATGGAAATCTTATCTGTCGCAGCCGAATAATCACCGCTGAGGTAGGAGTCGAAAGTTATATCAAAGGAATTCGATAAAGAAGAACTTTTCTCATTCAACCGATAAATAGCATCAACTGTCAAGGGTGTACCCGTGCATTCGAAAACCTCAAATTTCTGAAGATGAGTCCACATTGCTTTCTGAAAGAAACGTGAATACCAATAAGCATTCGCATTCCCTTTAGTTATCATACGGACTTTAAGAGGTTCCTTAACTGCATGAACCATCACGTTAATGTGTGGATCAGCTTGACATTGCTTTACTAAATATTGAATATCAGGACTACGGAAACCATAGTGACTAACAACACGATGTTTCCATTCTGTCATGATTATAAGTTCATGACCAATGGAACTCGGTATATGATTTAACCTTAAATCATTATACTCGGATAGAATATATGCCAAGGCACCTCCTGATGATCGGGGTGACTCGTAACATGCTGCGGAGCTTATTTGAAACAGCTCTTCATCAGCGGTGAAACCTCTAGTTACCTGATCAACTTTCTTAGAAAAATTTTTAAGAAAGCCATCATCATTGATCGGAGGTTCACAATCGAGACTCATTTTATGTTTAACATAAGCCTCATACATATATTCTTCATCAGCGTATTCACATCCACGTTTCACTCCTTGCAACCAGGACCACCATAAAAGGGTAGTCTTAGTACTATGCGTCCCCATAACTCTTCTGGAGAGATAATTTTTAATCTTACCTCTAAAGAGCCATGGATTCGAAGTTGGAGCTTCATCCACAGATTCATTGATATATTTAGCAAAAGGAAACACTGTAAGATACTTAACTGCCTTAAGAAATTTCGAAGCAGGAAGATGTAGCGTTTCTCGGAAGAAGGAGAATTGAGCTCTGTGAGAGAACTTTTCACAGAAATCACTGTCATAATCATATAAGACCTCAAGGAAGGATCTTAGAGCTTTCAAAGCCGGAAAAGGATCATGACGAAAGAAAATATATATACATTTTTGATAGCTCTCGCTATCATCGAATTGTAAATGAATCTCATCTCGAAAATTAAACTCGAACGGTTCCTCAAGCACATTGTCGATCATGGATCTCATTCCGATAGGAATGTAATCACCTAGATCTTCAATATAGCTGGGTAGTTCCCGGTTTATTTCGACTAAATTATATTCATTTTCCAACAATTCTCTCTTTACAATATTTACAGAGTACAAATCATCTTGGACCGTACCTAGAGCGTTTAACAAGATCAAAGGCGTTATTTTCGATAACACCAGATCTTCTAAACTAAGTCTCAAAGTACAGCCAAGCTCACACCTTGTGAGTTTGGAGTTCAACAACAGATTAACCAATGAGAGTGAATTATCTTTCATTGTTT